ATCATGACATTCTGCATCCGACCATGAATTTTGACGCGGAGAGGATAAACCCGGACCCCTATTTCAGTCATCACCTTCCGCAGTTCATAATCAGAGTCGAATACGCGCCCTTGAACGGACCCCCTGACCCATTCAACGACTTCCTTGATCGTGAGCGATGCAGGCTTACCCGCATCCTTCAACGCCTCTGCGAGTGCTGCCGCTTCGCGCTGTGCCTCAGAGCGTGAGCCTTCGATCATCTCGCGTTTTCTCTCTGTCATCGGCGCACGCTCTGAGGGCTTAACGTAGTCACCATATTGCTCTGCCCAGTGCTTGATGACCGATAGCCCGCCGCTCTCGATCCATCCGCGCAATTCGTTAAACTTCCGCGCTTCCCATGCAATTTCAGTGATTTCAGGATAAAACCAGCGTCGATCATCATTTTCCATCTTCAGCGCCCGCATTGAATTCGAGCAGGCTAAGACATGGCACCAATTTTCAATCGTATAGGGCCGCATATATTTCTGGTTTACAGAAACATCTCTATCGGTGATGACGGACTTGAGCGAGTGATACGCCTTCCATGATGCTCCTGAATAAATTTCATTGACAATCACAAGCCGCTTGTTCGCCATCCATTCATTAAAAACAGAATTAGATATATCTGTTTCGCTGGGGAAACCGACATTCTGATAGCCGACGAGAGGAGCTAAAATATGCGCCCCCAACGTTGTCTTGCCGATGCCCTGCCGCTCGCTGACAAGCAGCATCCCGAAAGCCATTCTCACATCAGGCCGAGCAATCATCGTCGCGCACCACCGCTCAACCTGCTTCCGCTCCTCCGCGTTGACAAACATATAATTCAAAAATTCGAGCCATTTTTCCGGGTTGCCCTCCTTCGCCCGGATTTGACCCGGCACATGCAAATTGATAGCCGAGGAGCCTCTAAACGTGACGAGGAGGCCGCTGTGATCGGGGCGGTAGCAAACCCTTGTCGATCTGCCCCGATACGCCTTGACGATCAGCTTTGTGGTTTCTTGGGCATGACTGAACGGCGCAAGCATTTTGTTTAAAATGCTTTCCGCCCGCATGATCTCCGGCATTTCCGTGCAAACAAAAAGATCAGCCTCCTCGACATAAGCCCACATCTCCTTGAAGCTGTCACGGAGAACCGCAGTCGGTTTCCCTTTCGGATTAGGGATCAGATCGGTTGCCCATGTCGCCGGGTGCAGACAGTCGCGGAAGCTAGGTCCAATATAATGACGCACCCCTTCGGTATCACCGAACATCGCATCCGGGAAAGCATCCGCGAGATCGAATGATGTTGTGAATTCATCGGTGAATTGAATCATAAAAGTTGGGATGCGCAATTGCTGAGCGATGATCGGAACAACAGCTTTCCCCGGCTCATCATTATCAGCGACGATATAGACCCGCTTGATCCCAGCCTTCAGAATAATGCTCCAATCAGTTCGCAACGGACTCATAGCGCCGCCGATCCAGCCTAAATGCACAGCGGATTGCAATTCCGCGCCCCACGGATGCGATGCCAATGCTTTTTTCGCCGGAAATGTCTCAGCATCGATCAACCACTGCACATGTTTTGCGGCTTTTGCGCCTTCATGGATAAAAACCGTTGAGGCATCCTTTAACTTATGTGCGTTGAAAAGCGGAAGCGGGCCGTCAGGCTCGCAACAACGCCATTCATCATCATCCCAATACGTCCAGGGCACATAAGCCTTCCCCCCTTTGACATCGACGCGAACCTGCACCATGACAATTTGATTCGACGCATCGCGGAATTCGAAAATATTTTTCGGATCAGCCTCAGAGATCATCTTCGGCGCGTTCACAATGCGGTGCAGCGGCTTAAGAACAGGCCAATCCGCCTTGATCAACTCATCTTTGATTGCTTGCTCTTCAAGTGATGTCGGAGAACATTCTTGACTTGTGCAGCTAATTTCTCCGTTTTTTGAAAATCGGATGACCGCAACGTCTTTCCAATATGAGCCGGATATTTCTTTAACCACCGCCGTTTTCATAGACCGCGCTTCAGCGCCGATCCGTGTAAGATATTTGTAAACAGACGGCAGATCGAGCAGAGATTTAATCTTCATTTTAACGCGCCTCACAAAGATATCAGTTTATTCGCCCACATACCGAACAGCATTCACCTTGATCATTCGAAATTCACCCCAGATAGTGAAGGTTCCTTTGATTGCATAAAGATGTTTGCCTGCGCCGCCTCGATCAGAAATCTCTTTTCCGAGTTTTTCAAAATCATATCGGTTTATTTTTCCAAAAATTTGCCCTGTGTCATCTCTCAAAAGCAAATTGAGATAAGAGGTTTTCCCATCTTTTATTTCATAACCTCTCTTTGCGACAAGCACCGTTTCATTCTCATTCCTCAGAGTTATTTTGTCTAGAATGCAAAAGACTAAAACAATCGAGTCTTTTTCTTTATTTAAAACATCTGCAATTGACAGAGGCGCACTGAGGATATTTCTTTCTGAAGGATCAGGCATGACGCGCTGAAAGGCATCGCGGATCGGAAACAGCGAATCAATCGACGTTTTCGGATCATGCAAGAGCTTTTCGGCTCGCTCGGGGATTTTCTCCTTGCGCGCCCGCGCTGCGAGGACAGAGCTTACCATTTTTGGGCCGACGCCCTTCACATTGCTCAGCGGGCCGAGCAGCACCTTCCCCCCATCGCGCCATCCGACTGACCACCGATCCGTTGAAAAATTCTTATCAACCGGCACATATCCGAACCCCTCATCACGCATTTCGCGAAGCAGCATAATCTGATTATTAGGGTCAGTTTCATGAGTCAGAGTTGCCGCCGCAAATTCGAACGGATAATGCGCCTTCAACCAACAGCATTGATACGAGATCAGTCCATATGCAACAGAATGAGATTTATTGAAACTCCAAGCCCCATAAGCGCACAAGTCATCCCAGACTTTATTAGCTACGTCAGAACTAACGCCCTTCTCAATTGCGCCTTTTTTCCAAGGATCGCCGTATTGATCGAAGAACTCTTTTCCGAGAGACTTTGACATTGCTTTGCGCAATGATGTCACATCGCCCCATGAAAGCCCGCCTATATTACGTGCGATCTCCATGACTTGTTCTTGATAGATGACAACACCATAAGTGTCTTTGAGATAAGGCTCAAAAATCTCATGCGGAAACGACACCTGGATATAACCGTTGCGCCGATTGACCCATTCATCCGTCCCGCCGCTCGCAAGCGGGCCGGGACGCGCAAGGGCGGTCAAGGAAACAATATCATCGAAGCGATCAAACGATTTTAGCTGGTTTGCGACCCTTTTCAGAGCCAATCCATTGAACTGAAAAATACCGCTGAATTTACGATCATTCAAAACCTTAAACGCTTCTCGATCATCCATCGGTATCGACTCAAGCACGCTGTAATCAATACGAGCCATCTCCAAGGCATTTTCGAAAACCGAAAGCTGCGTTAGGCCGAGAGCGTCGATTTTCAGAAAGTTTAAGGCTTCAGCGTCGTATTTGTCGCACATTGTCGAACCCGTGCGATGATCAACCGCGACATAGTTTTTGATCGGCTCACTACAGATGATAATCCCCGCCGCGTGTTGCGAGGAATGACGAGGATGCCCTTCCATGCGAGCGGCTATCATCATTTCAGGATAATCCTCGATCAGCCGTTGACCTGTCGGAGTGCCTGTTAGTGTATCCTCTAACGTGTTTAATGCTCTCGCATCGCCCGATGACCTCTCAATCAAAGAATCTGCAACCGCCTCTGTTTTCCATTTCGGAATCCGCAGAGCGCCCGCCGCTTCCTGCATCGCAGAGCGCGGCTTGAACATCGCAACCGTGCCCAGACGTGCGACTCGATCCGATCCATATTTTTGATTCAGGTATTCAAAAACGAGATGCCGCTGTTGATCGGAAAAATCGATATCAATATCAGGAAGATCGTTCCTGTTGATATCAATGAACCTCTCAAAAATAAGATTGTAGGGGATTGGATCAATTGTTGTGATCCGAAGCAGATAGCAGACAAGCGAGCCGCATGAAGAACCGCGAGCAGGGCCGACAATCATTCTCTCCCGCGCAAAAAGGCAGATATCTGCGACAATATAAAAATAATCTTCAAAATCCTTTTCAGCGATCAAATTCAATTCCCGATCAAGCCGCTCGGCATAAATTGGATTTTGAAGATTGACGCCCATCTTCTCAGCGCCCTCGATGCACATCTGACGGAGCGTTTTAAACCGTTCGGGCTTGAGAAGTGTTGATAGCTCAAGCTGCGCCGTAGAACGCTCTAGGATCGCCGCAGAGGCGGCAAACGCGCCTTTCAGGCATGACTCAGCAAGACCGAGCCTTGCTACACTCTGCGCCCATTCTGCGGGCGTCTGAATGTGCTGATCATAGGTTTGCACCGACGCGCCGCGCCCGCAAACAATCTCATAAAATCCCTGATCTTCACGCCGCGCATGTTTATTGTCGCTCGCAGCAACCGGGATCAGCCCTTTTCCGAGCGCCGCCCGGATATAACCTTTTGATGATGAGGGCGCGAGAGAAACATAAATATCATCTGATGGCATCACATGTTCGAGCAGAGAACGCGATCCGATGATGCGCGAAACGCCTGTTATATCTTGGGCTTGAGCGTATGTTAGAAGCGGTTCATAACGAAATTGCTCTGTCGCGGTTTCAATAAGCTGGTTTAAAGGCCGCAGGGAATCATGTGCAATAAATGTCCAATAATCGACCGCAGGCTTTTTTGCATGAATTGAATCAGTGACCGCTAATTCTACGCCAAAGACCGGCTTCAATCCGTTCTTTTTCGCTAATTTTGACCACTTAACCCATCCGAAAGTGGACGAGCGATCCGTGATAGGTGCCGCAGGATAATCACACTCCTGCAACCGGCTCATCACATCTTCGATTCCGCCCGCCGCAGAGCGGAAAGAGTATCCTGTCCTCACCCGGATCATGCGCTTTGCTTTTGTAAAAAAGCATCAACGTGATTGCGCGCTGCACTTAAAGTCAATGCAGAATCAATGCGCTTATCATCTTTGACAATCATCCAATAGCAAACAGAACGGCCCCGCTGTGTTCCTACTGGGACGTTTATCTCAAGAGTCCCCTGATAACATTTTTTGAAAAGGATTTTGAATCCTTTATATTCTCCTTTAACTTGTTTCAAAGCACATCACCTCTTTCTCTCAATTCGTTGAAGCATTTCACTAAGACAGACACATCAACTTTTGCGCGGTGCGCTCCTTCAAATTTTTCATCGAACAAATGTTCATGCAGCGCCGACAAGCTCAGCCGATAGCCCTTGAACCACTCTGTTTCTTGGACTGTGCATATTTTTGTTTTCGGCCAGACGACTTTTTGACCGAGGCGGTTAAATTCTGCGTCAACAACTGTCATATCAAAAGATAAATTGTGAGCAACCGCTGCTTCTGCTTTTCCGATCAAGCAAAGAATTTGATTAGTGAATGCTGAAAACGGCGGCTGACCTTGCACGTCTTGCGGCTTTATTCCCGTGATGCGCGTTATTTCTGGGGTTACGGGAACGCCCGGATCGCAGAGAAAGCCTAGCTCATCTGTTATTTCTCCCATGTCGTTGACGAGGCATCCATAAAACTCAATGATGTGTGGCTGATGCTTTTCCGAAATAAGTGAATTCGCAACAAGATCAGTTGTCTCTGTGTCAAATATGAAAAACATACTGATTCTCTTATGATTTGCTTTTAAGATGTATCTGATCAAGCTCTTTAAGCATCATCACATAAACAGCGATGTCATCAAGAGAATCATCATGCCCTCCCCTTGAGAAATTATTTGCATATCTCATGAGTTTACTAACAATCATATTCAGAACGCCGAGGCGATTCAGATCATCTTCTCCTTTGCAATTCACTCCATCAGGGAAAAGAGCAAACATTAACTTGCCGAATTTTTTATAGCTATCGCCATAAATCAAATTCCGCTGCTTATAGATTTTTGCAGCGTCATTCAGATATCCGGGCACCGGAGACTCAGCGAGTTTTAAATCCTCAATAAGAGGAGGCAATTCAATACGTTCCATTTCTAACCTGCCAGCAAGGGATTGTAAGATTCCGCCACGCTTCAACCACCTTGTCACGATCCTCAAGCACGAGGAAAACGCCCTCTTTCATTCTTGTAAAATCGCCGTTGAAGATTTCTTCAAGCAGCATTTTTGGCTTGAGAATGTGATCAGATTCAAAGTTGCCGTCAGGCCGCATCAACAAAACATCAAGATAAATCTGATGACGCGAAAGCCATTCATTCGTGAGGTTTCTCCATTTCTCGCTGCGGCCTGTCAGGCCGACAAGCTCAAATTGGCATAAACCGTCGATCCGCTCGATAAACTCAACCACATCTAAAAAAGGCTGATCATCGGCTAACCGCGAATGAAATTCATCCCATTGCTGAGATTGCGCGTAGGCGATCCGATGCGCGCAATCGCAGAGCGTGCCGTCTAGATCGACAACAATGGTTTTCATGATCCCTGCCCCCTGCGGAGTTGATCAACCAGCTTTATCATCCGGATTTTCTTTTCAGGATCACCGATTTCGGAAATCTCTTGATCAAGTTCTTTTGCGCAAAGATCAAACGTCCGGTTAACAAACATATGAACCCAGGGATGAACCTCTAGAATTCTATCCTTCAACTCTTCAAGAAACTCTCGATATTCGCCTTGAGTGCGAGGCGATGAACGCTTTTGGACAAGCTCAACAAAAGTCCGCAATGAACAACTCATGAGAATATTTGTATGAATATTTGTCGGAAGAACGCCACGGGCATCTTCAATCGCTGCGCCCTCTGCGATCAGAGATTCATAAGTCTCATGAATTCCTTGCATTGCTTTTCGATACTTATAACGAAGATTGGTATCTTCTTCGATGGTGGGGCCGGTCCCGTAGGAAAAGCCCTGCATATTCAACACGCGCATGGTTTGCTGGGCGAAACTTGCTGTCCGCGTCCGCACAAGCTGGTGCGTGAAAGCACGGGTAACATTTTCAATCAGAAATGTGTAATGAACAAACTCCCAACTCGAAGGAATTGTTTTAGACATATATTCAAGCTGATTATTTTTTTCATCCTGCGTCATTTTCGCGATTGATTCAAAAGATTTAGAATCCATTGTCAGTCGAGTTTGCTTGCTGAAAATCAGCACGTTCATCGCGTGATCAGAGGGATCAGGGCAACCGAAGCCGGTGTAGTCAATTAACGTGACAGACATTTTTGCCTCTTATTTTTTGAGATCGTAGGAAGATTCGCCCGCAATTAGCTTGCTGATCACCCGCACATCATTAACGACATCATCGAGCAAGAGGCCGGGGCGCCATGTTGCAAACCGCCCCAGAGAATAGATGCCGTGCTTTTCAGTTGCCCAGACGATAAAATTCTTTCGATCCCGCTCATCGTAGGGCAGGATTTTTGCAAATTTTTGTTGCTTCTCCTCGATCTTCCAAATTCTGTCTTTTGGTATCCCGAGCCTTTCCGCTGCTTCAAAAGCAACCGTTTTCGCGCTGCCAATCAAAGATTGAGGGCATTCGACAATGACTTGCGATCCGTTAATCGATATGCGCGATCCCTCAAAGTCAATATTAGGAACATACAATGAACAATAAGCGTCTAAATCATCAACATAAAAGCTGACGTTTGTGCCTGCGCTGTATTGGAATTTTTCAACAGGCTCCCACCCAAGGATAGACATTAAATTGATCATCGGAACTGTTGAAATTTTCTTCGCTTGATTATCCCTTAACTCTTCATGAGAAATCTCCTTCCCCAAAAATATTGGGCATTGAACGCAAGAGATCATTTTTTCAATCAGATTATCAGGGGCGATAAAACGGATATTTTTCTGATCAGACGCAGTAAGAATTGAGCGGAGTGTCATTGTGCCGTTTGTTTTCCGACTGTAAGCCAAAGCATCCGCAATCGGATTGCGCCAAGGCTCAACCGCCTTCAAAACATCGACCTGCCGAAACGGAATATTGAG